CTCTACCAAGCCGACAAGAGAAAAAGGCTGTATTCAACGTGCACTAATTGGTTCTTTGCGATGGTGAGAGCTCATGCCTGCGCCAACAGTGAAAAAGGGAAAGTGGTCGAAGGAAAGGGACAGGACACAGTCTGGTAGATGGAGAAAGAAGCGATCTGATGCTGGAGAGCCTAAGGGAAAAGGTTCTGCTTGGAAGTACTTGTTGGCGGGTATTGGTATTGTTGTTCTAGCGTTTTTGATGGTCTACTTCTTTTTCCCATCGCTGCTGCCTTTTCGTTAAAAAACTTCCCAATCGATAGACGCCTTAGGTTCTTGCGGTGTCGATTAGTTTCTGCAGCCAAACCGTTATTGCCGTCGGACCAACCAGCGCTGTGTAGATGTCAAATGTCATTCCAGCCATGTCCAAACCCAACGCCGATAAGGCACCGATAGCCGCTGTTCTCAGGAGCTTCTTAGAGTCGAACTGCTTGTCTTGTGAAGCATAGCCTAGAAAAGCGTAGATCAACGCAGCGCAGACTCCTAGACAAACGTTCAGAACGTTCATGTTGTTTCATTCACCTCCAGTCGGCTTTGTGTGAAAGCATTTTCCGCCGCCTCTTGGAAGTGCGAACAGAAACGCTTGTAACGAGGGGGAAAGGAGCAAAGAAGAGGCTTCACTTTTCAGCACTTCCAACGGCGGTTTCGGCTACTTTTTCCCACAGTTCCCAACCGAATTTGATGGCACTTTTGCGAAATTCTTCAGGGCGAATCAGTCCAAGCTCTGCAGCTTTCAGCATGTCTGCCAAGAGAAATTCTGGCTCCTTTTCGGTTCCCCAGTTCAGTCTGACCTTAGCCTTCGTAGCGTCATAACCCTCTTGAGACAAAACGGCATCAAGGATTTCTCTTTCAACTTGGCGTTTGATATAGCGCTGAACGGGTTTAATGAGCATGTTCTGCAGTTCTAATGCTGCCTTTGCAGAAGCTTCTGTAAATCCAGGCGTGCTGAAGAGGCGGGGTAATGGCGTTTCGCAGCCGAGATAGAACTGATTTATCAAGTGTTCAATGTAATATTCGAAGCGTGCTCTAGGGTCAAGGGTTATTGGTTTGATGTCGCCTTTGCCACTGTAGAATAACCACGCGCCCTCTTCGCCACGATTTCTGATGGCACTTTGAAACTTCTGCATCGTTGTCTCGTCTGCCCGTTCAAGCAGTGTTAGAACGTCTGGACCAGCATATTTTTCGAAGATTTTCGGCATTATGCGTTCTATTTTGGCTTTCATCCATGCGTAGGCTGGTCTCCTGTCTGATTGGAAGGCAAGTGAATGTAGAAGCACCTGCAGAACGCCCGTTCCGAAGCCCGACGTGCCTAAACAGTTTGTTCGCCAGTGAATGACAGCTTCCCGTCTTAGGCTTTCGCCTCCATAACTATGCTTTAATTTGTAGCTTTCGGTTTTGTATGGAATTCTTAGGTTATCATCCTGCAACTGAGTTTGTTCAATACGCTCTACCGCATCAATTGGAAGCCTATGCAAATCTGTGAGTCGTTCAGGAGCTATTTTGAGCCAGAAATCATTGCCGCACGCAATCAGCAAACGAGACATTTCACAAAGCAAAGCATCCAAATTTACAGTTTCGTTAAATCTATCTACAGTCTGCTTGGCTTCCTCGGCTTTCTCGTATTTGGCTTCAACTGTAGTGTAGAAACCCATGCCAACAGTCGAAGCCGCAAGCAAATCCACGCTCGCCTTGCAGGTGGGGTCTCTCTCGTAAAGCTTGATAACGTCAGCCAACGAGATGGTTGGCGTCTCATAAACTGTGGTTCCTTGCGGAGAGGCATAGCCGCTTCTGCTCTTTACAGTGAAAGTTTCCGCTAGACGTTTCAGGATTCTGCTCAATCATAAGCCCTCCAAAAGTTTAAGCCCTTTTTCAGTGATCAAGTAAGGAGCACGATGCTCCTGACCGCTTTTCTGCACGTAACCATTGCTGACTAAATAGGCGAACATTCCCTCGAAGGTTGCGTGCGTTCCACATTTCTTGACTGTTCTGCGTTCAAGTTCGGTTCTGCCTAACGATTGTCTATGAAGTTCATGCAAGACTATTCTTGCCAACTGCAGTCTTTCACCTAGTCTTCTCATGAGCACACAACCTCAACGGGTTTTTGTCGACTGAAAAATGGGGGAGTGTGGAGAGAACAGACTTTGAGCATGCTTAGTTCATGTTTGTCGTCTGTGCCGTAGGTTTTGGGCGTCAAGTCTGGAGTGTAGTCCTGCATTCCTGTGCCACATATTGGACAGTATTGCCAGCAATCACAGCTGACCCTGTCATCCTTGCGGTCTGAGTGAAGAGTCTTTCCGCAGCTGGAGCATTTTCCCGCGTATTTCGGCATTTTGCTTTACCCTTGGCTTTTTTTGATTTACAGTGATGTGCTTATGTTTGTCATTTTGGCAACTGCTTTGCTACGTAGGATGCCAAGGCCGAAACGTGTTGTTGCTCTGACTCCGAACGCGCCAGTTTTCGGGTCTTCCCAGTCTTCAACCGTGACGTCTCGTCGCAATAGCATGACTGCCGCAACACGAGTATCAATGGCGTAGGCTATACCGTTGGATGCCAATGTGCTAGCCATCACTTTCATGCCTAAGACACTGCCTATTATGCCCCGCTCCAAGTCTACTTGTTCCGAGGGGAGATACTGTGCTTGAATGAATTTATCATCGTTCAGCAGTTGATGCATTTGAACTTCGTTGACAGCTAAGACCGTTGGTCGCCAGTTCTCGTTTCTCACTGCATTGTGCAGTTTGACGAGTCCAGCCCAGTTGATCGCCGCTCCACTATTGTCAATCGATGCTCCGCTGGCCAAGTCTCCATTCGCGATGCTTCCATACAGTGTCAGGGTTCTGTTGGTTTCTTCTTCTCCCAAGGCTCTGCCGACTTTTTCAACCATGCTCTCCATTACGTTCCAAGTGGCGTCTTCGAGGAATTCGCGGGTCCATTCTTCAGAAGCTTCGGCAAGAATGTTCGTGTAAACATCGGCTGTGCTGTTCTTTTTTCCACTAAGCCTTGCCACTGAACCTTCTGCGTAGCGATATGCGACAGCCTTTTCGTCGAGTGGAAATCTTTCCATGGTTTCTTTTGTCAACTTCACGTTTATGATGTCTCTGCCTATCATCTCTGGGTAAGCCGCTTCCACAAGCGTGTCATGCATCCGTCCTAAAGCTCCTGACACGTCGCTGAACAAGCCTTCTTTGACGCCGACTTCGCAGTAACGCTTAAGAAATGGATGGGCAATCGCCTTGTGTCCCAAGCTTTCCATTGCGTGCTTGAATTCGCCATCCTGCTGGATCAAATGTTCAAAAAGTGGTTTCATGATTATCACTTCTCCACTTTAATGAAGATCAAGTCATCAGCAGTAGTGGCTGATTCGAGGGCTGTTCCCAATTTGCGATTGTAGTAAATCGTGTACGTGCCTGTGCCGCCCTCATTGACAGCTTGATCAGTCAGTTGAAGCACTCTCTTGCTGGCGTCTGCACCCATGACAGCTTTGCCACGGGTTATTGCCCCGCCGACTTTCATCTTGACTCTACCGTGAACAATAACAGGGCAAGGATCGCCAGAAGCTACTGTTTTCGCAGCCACCCCAATGCAATCCTGAGCGGCAGCTGCAGGGCTTACTGTCTCGTCGGCACTCAAGTAGACTGGATCGCCTTTGGTGATGGCTGCCCCAGCAGTATATGTTTCAATGACTGCGTTCAGATCGTCTGTTTCGCCTATGCTCATCCACGTTTTGCCAGAATTATCCGTCATAAGAATCAATCCTCATTCGCTTTTTCGGTTTCAGCCAGTTCGTCCTGACTTACTCCCCAAGTCACGTTAGGTGACAATGAAGCCTCAAGCCTGCAAACGCGTTCCTCCAACGCTGCAAGCCGCTTCGTCAATAAATCGTTCGAAAGAACCTTTTCCTCTGCAGATTCACATGCACGCTCATCTTTACTGTCCATTCTGTTTCATCCTCCTTTGAAGACCGCCAATAGTGCAACGCAATTCCTGACAGAGCCTCTGAGGACCAAACCCCCAGCTTCGTTCAACCATCACGCTGGGCAAAACTTTCTGAATGATTCCGATCGCTTCTTCAACTGGCATCGTTGGCTTCGGATTTTTCACAAGTCTATTGGCGAGACTGCCGGTGGGTTCTTGCAGGTTTGTGAGCGAACCTTCTGCTTGCACCATGTATTGAGGATGCAGGGCAAGCCAGTCTCGAATCTTGTTTTCGTCCCACATTTTCTGTTTCGCAAAAAAGATACTTTGAACCCTTTCAGTCTCAGGTTTGCTTCGCAGCTTCCCAACAACTGCGAGGACGCCGGTCTCTTTGTCAAGCCAAACCACACTGAAATGCTCGGGCAAGAATGCGGAAGCGCCTTGATAAAAGCCTAAAAAGTATTCTCCGGCGATTGTAGGTTCGAAGGTTTGCTCTTTTGTGAGTTTCTCCATGATTTGAATGTTCGTTTCCGGTATGCCTGGAACAGCAACGAGGCTTAGTTCGGCATTGTGTAAACCGTGCGGAACCTTTCCATCCAAGATGTCGATGGCTTCGTAGTCTGCACCTACGCTTACGTGTTTAACGATGTTTTTGCGGATTTTCTCAGTGGTCTCTTCGTCGTAGATTTCAGCCGTGTACCAGAGATTTTGTCCATCCCATTCAGTGTTCGTTACTTTTCCAACAGCGTTGGGGACGGCAACATGCTCAACGTAGACGGGTGCCGAGACCAGCTTGTTTGCGAAATTCTGCAGTTCGTCTGGAGTGTAAATGTTGAAGTTGCGGCTCATGCCTGTTGTCATAGCTATTCCGCGGATGCGCAGAGGTTTGTCAATTACTTTTTCCAAGACGTTAAATGGCAAAATGGCAGTCACATGTTCGTGAACCGTATCGTTTTCGTGATGTTTTTCAAACCAGTTCTTAGCCTTGTCAAGCGTCCAACCTTTTTCCTTGCTGAAAAGATAGCTTTCTACCTCGGTGGTGTGTTTGCCGAGGGGTTTGCCGATGACGGCTTTGATTCCTTCCTCTTCGCTTAAGGCAATAGTTCTCAAGCTGTTTGGCTGAAACTCCTCGGGGCTTCGGTGTCCGCTGCGAATGTATTGATCATTTTCTTCCCATGGCAAATTCTCATCAACCTTGCACAACTTATACCGCACTAATATACGGGGAAAGTGAAAAGTCAAATTGTACACGCTGCTGGCCATTTGGATGACCAACTCGATGAGCCTCCAGATGGGTCAAGCATCAAAAAATGAGCTGGTTTGCATGCCTAGAAAATGTATAGTTAAAGTGGTTCTAAGCAATGAGCAGAGGAGAATTCTTGACGAGTTAGCGAGGAGACTTGGAACCAGCGAAAGTGAGACTTTGCGCTTGGCGTTGATGGATTATGCGAAGGAACTGAGTCTTGTGACGGAGATGATGCATAAGGCGAGTGGTCAAGTCTTCTGA